TTTGATAGATTTGAACAAATCATACTTGTCGATGATTTCAGCGCAGCCTTTTCTGTAGGAGACGCGATTACACAGCCTGCGCTCGGTCTTTCTGGTGTAATCACAGCTATAGATAGTAGCAATTCTATTATTAAAGTAAGACCGTATAGCTACTATGGATTTAAGAGCACCAATCCAATCGTGCACAAAGGAAACTCTTATGACGTGCTTGCAGTAGAAAGAGATTATTCTTCTGAAAGATTCGGTGAGAACGCAGATATAGAATCTAAAACATTATTTTCTACCGGAAGAATTTCAGCTGCGAAGATTTCAAACTCTGGTTTCGGTTACATTGATGGCCAAGAAGTATTCCTTACAAATGATGCAGGAGAAATTCAAGCTCGAGCTATTGTTAGAGCCAATTCGCAAGGTATTACTGCTGGTTTCTGGGGTAGTTTAAATTCACACCTCAACGGCTATGTTAAAACTGTTGCAGATGACGGTGTAGATGAGTATTTTAACTCTAACATGAAGATACAAGATAGCGATTACTATCAAGAATATTCTTATGAGATTACTTCTACTATTGACGAAAATCAATACAGAGATATCCTGACTAAAAACATGCATATTGCAGGCACGAAAATGTTTAGCCAGTTTTCATATAAGAATAAAGTAGATATTGGAGTTTCACATAGATTCTTTGTTTCGACCAAAGACGATTTTATTGAAGGTGGGCCAGATATTGTTGGACCAAACCAGCCAGGATTACCGCAAAATGTTACTTCAGACAACGCAACTCGTACAGTAGACGCTACCACGTTTACTTCAGATATAATTTAAAAATAAATACATTAAAAATATTGATAGGAGCTAGCTAACATGGCTAAACAAGTAATCGGCGTAGGTGCTGCAGCAAACGATGGCACTGGTGATCCACTTAGAAATGCTATGGTAAAGATCAATGCCAACTTCACTGAACTATATAACGGTCAGTTTTCAGGCGCGTACGCTGATTTAACTGGTAAACCTACAATACCAACAGATTTAACTGATCTCGGAATCACTGATGGTACGAGCAATCAAGTTCTTACGACAGATGGTGCTGGCAACTTTACATTCAGAAACGAAACGGCGGGTTCTGGTGGAATTGATTTAACAGACTTAAGTGTAACTGTTGCAGCCGCTGGATCAGCTAATTTAGCTTACAACAATGGAACTGGTGTATTTACATTCACACCTCCGAACCTAAGCTCATATGCGTTAAGCAGTGCTATACCAACAGATTTAACTGATCTTGGGATTATCGATGGAACTAATGGCCAAGTATTAACAACAAATGGTGCTGGTGGATTTACATTTACTACAGTAAGTGGTGGAGGTTCTGGTCTTCAATCTAGAGGAACAGTAAACGGTACTACTGCATCTCTTGCTAGCAACGCGACTGGTAACCTAAACATTACTGGATTTAAGTCTTACGCTCTTATGGCTATTCAAACAGATAGAGCTGCATGGGTTAGAATTTACGCTAACGGAGCAAGCAGAACATCAGACGCTTCAAGAACACAAACGACAGATCCTGCTCCAGACGCTGGAGTTATAGCAGAAGTTATTACTACCGGGGCTCAGACTGTTCTTATTTCGCCCGGCGTGTTTGGATTTAATTTTGAAGGTACTCCTACAACGAATATTCCATGCGCAGTAACTAATCTTTCAGGTTCTACTTCAACTGTCGTCGTTACTCTTTCAGTACTCCAGTTGGAGGCTTAATAGATGCTTAGAGAGTGGATTGTAACTCTTCATAAACATGAAGACCTAGAGGGTTTCTACGAAGATATGGAAACCCCAGGCGGAAACTTGTTTATTCCAAACAGAGCTGTTGACTTAGTAAAAAGAAGACCGATGAGTAGAAATACTCATTATATGCTTACAAGTGAAGAAGCAGAATTACTAAAAGCAGACGAAAGGGTTTGGGATGCAGAGCTAGCAGAACTTGTAAATCTAACTACAAAGCCAGCTGGATATAAGATTACAAGTGGAACATTCTCGAAAGATTTTTTTACTGATGTAAATGATATTAACTGGGGTCTTCTTAGACATTCAGAAGCGTCAAACAGATCAAACTGGGGCGACAATGGTACATCAAATATTGTATCAGACCTAACCATCACCGCTTCTGGTAAAAATGTAGATGTTGTAATTTTTGATGGCCACATCGATCCAGCACATCCAGAATTTGCAGTAAATCCAGACGGAACAGGTGGTTCTAGAGTTGTTCAATACAACTGGTTCCAGAATAACGTGGGGTTTGGTACTGGTGCCTATGTTTACACCCCTTATGTAGATGGTGGAAACGCGAGTAGAACTACAGATAACAACCACGGGTGTCACGTAGCAGGTACTGTAGCCGGTAATACTCAAGGTTGGGCTCGAGATGCAAACATTTACAACATCAGCATCTATGCTACAAACCAAAACTTCGGAACTCTTGGCTTAGATTCTACGACATTCTGGGATTATGTTAGAGCTTGGCATAATAACAAACCAATTAATCCTGCTACTGGAAGAAGAAATCCAACAGTAACAAATCATAGTTATGGTAGCAGCCTTGAATTTGGTACAGGTGACTTCGGTGAAGTTACACGTGTAAATTATCGCGGTACAGATTTTAATCCAGGAAGAAGTCTTACTGTTGGCGAACTTCAAGATCGTGGGTTTTATACTAGTGACACCACGCCAGACGTTCCATATTATTTTACTTCACGCCAAGCAGATATTCAAGACTCTATTAATGACGGAATGATAGTAGTTGCTGCAGCTGGAAATGAATATTGGAAGACGGTTAATTCTTCAGATCAAGATTACGACAACATTTTCTATGCTACATACTTTGGATTTAATTATACTTGGTTTTTAAATAGAGGAACTGGTGCAGTAGCAGGATATGCTCCTGTTATCACAGTTGGTGCAACAGGAAATAATAATACAGAAGACAAAGCGGTGTTTAGCAATTGCGGAAGTCAAGTAGATGTTTTTGCTGCAGGCGAAGCAATTCAAAGTAGTCTTCATACCGGAGGTTCTGCTGATCCAAGAAACGCTTCTTATCGTAGAGGAAAGTATCAAGGTACAAGTATGGCTTCCCCTCAAGTATGTGGAGTCTTAACATGTCTTGCCGAGAGCTGGCCCACTATGACTCAAGCAGAAGCACACCAATGGGTTATTGATAATGCTAATTTAAACCAAATGGCAGATTCCGGAACCGACGATGCTATGGATGTTCTAAGTCTTCAAGGAGCAGCAAATAGATATCTAAGATGGATCAACCAAAGATCTGAAACTGGTTCGTCGTTTCCTCAGAAAAATTTTAGACCAAGACAAGTAAGTGGAAGAACTTATCCTCGTCCTCGCATAAGAAGAAGAGGGTAAAAATTTGATTATAAATATTAGAAAACAGAGAGATCGAAATGGCTGAAATTCTTACCACAAAATTAAAAAATGACACTGTAAGGTTGTTTTATGACGACGTGCAGAACAATGATTATTATGTGTTTGTTTCTTCGGTAGCTACAGATCCGTTAACAAGAATTAATGCTGAAAACTCTCAGTACAGTAAAAACTTATTTCTAGAAAGAACTCTTTTCGGTAAGAAAATATTTAGTTCTGATGTTAAATTCATGATTAAATATTATCCTTGGCAAAAGGACCTAACATACGTTCAATATGATGATAGAGAAAATCTTCAAGACAAGAGATTTTATGCTGTAGTTAATCCAACCAACAGCGATGAAGACTATAGAGTTTATAAATGTTTAGCCAACGGCAATGACTCTCCTTCTACTATCCCTCCAAACTTTATTGCTGGTATAGATGTTTACCCACTACCAGATGGTTATGTTTGGCAATTCATGTATTCGCTTACTGTGCCTCAATTCGAAGCATATAACGCAATTGGTTATATTCCTCTACTAGGTAATTTTGAAATCGATCCTACAGCAAATTCAAACAACGTAGTTTATGGTTCAGAAATTAGCGATATTCGTGTAGAAAATTTCATAGATAATAACGGGTACCCAAGTGTACAAGTTGGTGTGACCGCTGCAAACGGTGGTAACGACGGAACCCTTGTTTTAAGATCTAGTGAACTAAGTAGCATCGCAAACTATTACTCTGGAATGTCGATATATCTAACTAGAAGTTCCGGTAATGAATCATTTGTTTATCAAATCGATACTTATTCTTATGATGTAAGTACCGGTCTTGGTACTGTTAAAGTTATTGGTAATCCTGGCGCAACAGGAGATGCTATACTTAATAATACTGTTTTTAAAATATTGCCGAGAATTAAAATAACTGGCGATGGCTCTGGTGCGATTGCTATACCTAACATGGTAGGTGAAAGAATTGATTCTATAACAATTGTAGAACCTGGATCTGATTATAACAATGCGCTAGCTCAGGTTGTAGACCCGCTTTACAATTTTGATCCAGACGATCCTCTATCTATTGACGTGAGAGCAGTCTTAAGACCTGTTTTATCTCCAAAGGGCGGACACAATTATAATCTTATTGATGAGATGCATTGCAGACACGTTCTTCTTTACGGTTACATCACAGAAACAGACAATAATCAAATCGGTGCGACGAATACATATTCTTTAATTGGAATAGTGAAGAACCCAGAATTTACTGAAGACCCAGAGACGGCTAACACAGCTTCTCCTGATGTCTTTGATAATAGAATAGCAATCGTTACAAACGATTATCAAAAAGCAGTAGTAGATACAAGACTCGTTCAGTTAGATGTAAATAACGAAATTACTTTCTCAGGCAAAGTTCATCAAGTAGATGAAACGTCTAATACTGTATATCTTTCTGAATACATGGGGCCGTATGCTAACGCAGCAAATAATGATATATCATTTAATCCTGCTACGGTTTTAAGAAATGAAACCGGCCAATTAATTCAAATAAATAGTCCGACAGCTAATAATGTAATTGAGTCAAGATATACACAGAGATCTGGTACAGTTTACTTCATGGAAGATTTTTTCCCATTGTCCAGATCTAGAACTTCACGCGAAGAGTATAAACTGGTATTAGAATTTTAAGGAAACCCAGATAGATGCCTATTAATACAGATCTAAATATTGCACCGTATTTTGATGATTTTGATTTAGAGAAACAGTTTTATAAAATTCTGTTTAAACCAGCTTATGCGGTTCAAGCTCGCGAGCTTACGCAATTACAAACTATTCTTCAAAACCAAATTGAACAATTTGGAGATAATGTTTACAAAGAAGGCAGTATTATCAAGGGCTGTAACTTTACGAATCTAAATGGATTACAGTACGTAAAGCTCGTAGATAAAACTGGGTTTGATGTAGAATCTTATATTAGCGGGCCAGACACAGATATTATCAGTGGTGTAGAAACTGCTATTGACGTTGTTTACGAAGTAGAAGGTGTAAACTCTTTACTTAAAGCTAATATTGTTTCGGCTGCTCGTGGCTTTGAAACTCGTCCACCTAATTTAAATACATTCTTTATTAATTACCTCACAACAAACGAAACGAGTTCATATAAACAATTCATTCCTGGTGAAAGCCTTAGAATTAATCGTTACAAATACAATGGTTCAACTCTTTATAGTACAGAATTAAATATTGAAAGCATTAACGTAACTCTTCAGTCTAGCCCAACCGGAAAATCTTTCGGTATTCAAGCTGCCGCAGGTGTGGTTTTCCAAAAAGGTCATTTTCTTTTTGCTGATGCTCAAACACTCGTGGTATCGAAATACACAGATCAACCTAATAACGTTTCTGTGGGTTATGAGACAAGAGAATCTCTTATTACAGCGCTTCAAGATAACGATCTCTATGATAATGCAAACGGCTCAAATAACGAAAATGCGCCTGGTGCCGACAGACTTAAGTTAGTTCCAGTTCTTGTTGCAAAAGATACAGCTGCTGGAAATATCGACAAAGATTTCTTCACTCTGATTCGTTACCAGAATGGTTCAGCAGTTCTTTTAAGAGACGTCTCTCAGTTTAACGCTATTGGTGAAGAACTCGCTAAGAGAACTTACGAGGAATCTGGAGACTATATCTTAAAAGATTTCGTCGTACATACTGATCGCCGTGGAGCAGATCTAAAGGCTTTAGTAGGAACTGGTACTGCATATGTAAAAGGTTACAGAGTAGAAAATAGAGGCGAATTAGATTTTACTATTGACCCAATTTCAAACACAGAAATTGAACAGAATGAAGCTGTTTCCTTTGATTATGGCTCATACGTAGATACAGTTAATATAAGTGGTACTGTAGATGTAACTTACGGAACTGCAGACCTATTAGCGAGTGATGGATCTACGAAAATAGGCGAAGCTATCGTTAGAAATATTACACCTTCAAGAGTTTATTTGTTCGGTGTAACTATGACAGCGAACAACGTCACATTCAACGATGTCAACTACATTTCTTCTACTAGTGGAACAATCGAAGTAGCTAATAACAGTGTGTTAAAAGATACTTCAAAAACTACAGTTATATTTGATACTGGTGCAAGATATACAAAACAAGTAACAGACATCGCGATTCCAGTTCGTACATCAGTAAGTGCTTCAGTTTCTAACAATTCAATCGTACTAAACGCAGGTTCTGTTTTAGGCGCTAACGAAGACTTTGGTGTTGATAACGACGATATGGTGTTTGTTGATGCTACAAATACACAGATTCCAATTTTAAGTTATGGTACAAGTTTAGCAAACAGCGTATTAACAATTAATTTAGCTTCTGGATCATCTCCAGCCGGTGAATTGTACTTTAATAAGAGAATACAATCAGCAACCCCATATAATAAAATTGCGGCTACACCTTTCATTAAAGTGACTTACAATACATCTAAAACAAAATATAGCTTAGGATTCCCAGACGTATATGCGATAGAAGATATCTATGATTCTGTTGGCACTAGATATACAGATAGTTTCCGTTTAAAGACAAACCAAAAAGATAGCTATTACGACATATCTTATATGGAATATATTCCTGGTCGTCCACAGCCATCAAATGGTACTTTAACTATTAAACTCAACGTGTTCCAGATTAATGCTTCTACAGGTAAGTATTTCTTTACAATTAATAGCTATCCAATTGATGATGTAACAGATCCTTTACCAGCAGGAAAAATTAGATCTAATCAAGTCCCAGTTTATGTTGCTACAAACAAGAAGCCATATAATCTAAGAGATTGTTTTGATTTTAGACCATATGCAGATAAAGATGCGTTAGCAAACTATACTGCAAGTGCTGGATCAGCACCGACTATTACAGCTTTAGCAGATTCAACTACGCCTACATTCTCAGGTACAGACTATTTAATTCCAGCTCTTAATCAGTATGGCATTACTGATATCGAACACTATCTTTCAAGAATAGATTGCATTACTGTAGACTCTTATGGTAACTTTACAATTGTTAATGGTACTGAATCAAGTATTCCGGCTCCACCAAAGGTTGGGCCTGACCAACTTGTTATATCTGAAATTACTGTTCCAGGTTATCCAGCTCTATCGAAGCAAGAATCGATTCAACAAAATAAATTTGAATATGCTGTAAAAGCAAAAGCTCAAGGTGTAAAAAATTACACTATGAGAGACATTGCAAAAATTGAGAAAAAGGTTAATAGTCTAGAATATTACATCAGTCTAAATCAGTTAGAGCAAGATGTAGAAAATCTTCTTATCACAGATGAAAACGGTCTTACTAGATTTAAAAATGGATATATCGTAGATCCTTTCAACGATATTAAACTTGGAAATCTTCAAGATGCTTCATTCAGCGCAGCTGTTCATTTTGATAAGAAAATATTAACTCCGTCTCTCAAAACGTTCCCTCTTGATCTAAAATACAAGTCATCAACTTCTGCTACTATTTTTCCAAGCACAAGCGCGCCTGAAGTTGCGTCTCTTAGCAGAAATGCTTATGAGTCTCTTCTATCTCAAGACTACGCGACCGGCTTTAGAAACTGCGTAAGTAACTTCTGGAAGTACGACGGTGTTGGTGCTCTATCGCCAAACCACGACTTTGCTCACGACACGACTACGAACCCAGTTACTCTTGACATAGACTTAGCGACACCATTTAGAGATTTCGTCGAAAATCTGCAGCAGTTTGTTCCTATGACAGGAACATCGACTGAGATTGTTGGTGAATGGGCTGCGCGTCAGCGTAGATGGACTGCAGGATTAATTGAGCAAACAACAACTGATACATTAGTAATTAATGAGACAACTAGCTCTCAACTAGTTGGTGATTTTGTTTCAAACATTGAATTCAGCCCATATATGAGATCGAGAGATATAAAAATCTTTATGTCTGGTTTAAGACCAGATACTCGCCACTATTTCTTCTTTGACGCTGTTGATGTTAATGTTCATGTAACACCAGGTACTCCTAGCAGCACTTTAAGAGATATACAAAAGTTTGGTGTAGCCGGCAGCGCGGTGACAACAGATGAAAACGGTGTGCTTAGAGCAGTGTTTACTCTTCCAAGAGAAACTTTCTTTGTCGGTGAAAGAGTGTTGACTGTTTCTGACGTAGATCAGTACAGCAGTATTTCATCGGGTGGAACATCTGGTGGTTCTCTAAAATATCACGCGTATAATATTTCTATAGAAAAATCATCATTAACTGCAACTACAAGAATACCAGACACTGATATCGATACAGTAGTAACTACACGAAATCTACCAAGACGTCGTCGTGGTTTTGACCCACTAGCTCAAACATTCTTCATTAAAGAAGGTATGGGTCAAGGATCTAATAGTGTATTTGCTGGAAAAGTAGATCTTTACTTCAAGAGAAAAAGCGATATCAACGGTGTAACAATTATGCTTAGAGAAGTAGATAACGGTTATCCTGCTCCGGAAATTCTTTCTTTCTCGAAGATTCACCTCACTCCTGCACAAGTAAATACTTCTGATGATGCTACTGCGGTTACCGAAGTTTTCTTTGATGCACCAGTTAGACTTGACACAGAAAAAGAATACTGTGTAGTAATTCAGCCAGACGCGAACGATCCTAATTATCTAGTTTACACTTCTAAAGTTGGTGGAGTAGACTTAACAGTAGGTGCAGAAACAGAAGGACAGCCAGTTGTACAAGACTGGGGTGACGGTGTTCTCTTTACTTCTACAAATAACAGAGCATGGCAGTCATACCAAGATGAAGACTTAAAGTTTACAATTTACAGACATGACTTTAACGCTTCAACTGGATCAGTTACACTTACAAATTCCGATCACGAATTTATCACGCTTTCTAATTGGACCGGAAGATTTAATTTAGGTGAATTTGTATATCAAACAACCGGGTCAGCCTCAACAATAAGCATGGTATTAGGTTCTAGCGTAATTACGGGATCTGGTGTAGACTTTGCAAGTATATATTCTGCCGGAGATTATATTCTTGTTGCTAACTCTGCAGCTACAAGACGTGAATTACTCAGAATTGCAAGCATTGATAGTTCTACTACAATGACAGTAACAAAACCAATTTCGTTCGTTATAACAAACGGAACAGGCACACCTGCTGTGGTTGGAGAGATAACTTATTACAACATAGTTGAACCAAATAATGTACATCTCAAAGATAGTTCTGCTACTGCATCTAAAAAATTCACAGTAGGTTCTACTATCAGAGGATTTACTTCTGGAACCACGGGCGTCATTGGAAGCATTGATGATATTAACTTAAGTTATGTTCAACCAATTATCATGAAAACGAACGATTCCATTACGACCACGACTTTAGACGGAACATTTGTAGACCCATCAAACGTTATTAATAGCTATAACACACCTCTTCAATTTGGTGATAATAATTTCTTCACTAATAAGGGTGTTATTCTTTACAGTAAATCAAATGACCCAACAAGACTTAAGCCTTTCGACATAAATGTTAGAATGGCGAATAGATCAAATAGCACTTCAACTCCTATCGTAGATTTAGAAACTGCTACGCTACTAGCTTATCAATTTAAAGCTACAAATAGCGCGGCAACAACTTCTAAGTATATCTCGAAGACTATTGAACTTGCGGCAGATCTTGACGCAGAAGATATGGAAGTAATTCTAACAGGTCATCGTCCAAACGGAACGGACATTAAAGTGTACATTAAGCCACAAAATGCTTATGACAGCGCTAATTTTGAAACCAATGGTTGGATCGAATTAGAATTGTTTAGTGGTGTTGGTGTATTCTGCTCTACAACAAACCCTGATGACTACAGAGAATATAGATATCGCGTAGCTGATGCTAACAAAGATGTTAACGGGATTTTAACTTATACTAATACAACAACCGGAGTATTCTCGGGTTATAGAAAGTTTGCTATTCGAATTGACCTATTAGCTTCAAGTATCAATATCGTTCCAACTGTTAAAGATTATAGAGGAATTGCACTAACATGATGCTTCAAAGAGATCCACACTCACATGCTGTTATTAATAACGATGCTCAAGCTCTAAATAAATACAAGCAGGAGCGTGCTCTTTATAAAAAAGTAGAAGTTTTAACGAGAGAACTTGTTATAATAAAAGAAACAGTTGTTCGTATTTGCGAAAAATTAGACAAGATAGAGAAGAGTTGATATGTCAAAACCAAGTATTCAAAACATTACGGTAACTCAAACATTTCAAAACTGGTTTGATAAAACCAATGAAATGGTTGACATTTTTCGCGATCAAGTAGTTACTGCTTCTGTTTCAGGAGACACAACAACTGGAAACGCAACTCTTTTAGGATCATTTACTGCTAATACTCTCATAGCATCCAATATACTAGAAGCAGATAGCGTAACATCAGTAACGACCGGTGGAACTATTCAATACAGTTCACCAATTAGCATTACAGGAACAAGTGATCCAGTAGTAGCAACTTTTAACTACGCTAGTGGCGGTGGTCGTACTCGATATACTAACGGTGCTATTTCTTGGGACATCGGTATGGAAGATTCTACCAATGGTAGATTTATTATGAATACAGGTATAACCTCTCCAGAATTTGCTCTTTCTACTCAAGGTGTTCTTGAAGTTCCAAGTATCATTACATCTTCTGACGTTGTGATAGGTGCTAATCTAGATGTTACTGGTGTGATAACTGGCGACATTTCTGCTAATAACATTACCGTAAGCGGCGTTTTAGCCGGCACTCTTACAGGTAATCTAATTGGAGACGTATTTGCTCCGAACGGAACTACAAAAGTTCTTGAAAATGGCAATGGCACAACCATCCCAGCTACTTTTACTGGCAACGTTAATGGTACTGTAAGTTCGTTAACTAACCATACTACAAATAGTCTTACTGAAGGAACGAATAATCTCTATTTTACTACAGCAAGAGCACGAGGAGCTTTATCTGCTGGAACTGGTGTTACATATAGTGCTACTGGCACCAATGCTGGACAAATTTCTATCGGTCAAACTGTTGCAACAACTTCTAATGTAACATTCAAATCTATTGTTGTTAATGGCGGCACCGGTACTGAATCTACCGGCACAATTGTAGCCACTGGAAATATTACAGCTTTCGGTACTATTTCAGATATCACGATGAAGGAAAATATCAACCCTATTGAAAATGCTCTCGAAAAAATTTCTAAGCTTGGAGGTTATACTTTCAATTATAAAGGTGACGACACACCTATGACGGGTGTTATGGCTCAAGAACTTATGAACGTTCTTCCAGGTGTAGTGTATGAGGTTGAGGATCCAAAGTCAGGCGAAACTGTATACGCGGTTCGACACGGAAACATAATCGGTCTTTTAATCGAAGCCATCAAGGAATTAAAAG